CCTCACCACTAGACTTTTTGTAAAGTGCTAATGGCAAGTATGAAACTACACCAGCTATAAGATTTCTGCAACGTGAAACGGCAGGTACTTGCATAGCAAAATTTCTATCTAATCCACCTGGGAAATTACCAACACCAGTTGTAAATGAACCATAGCCATAGGCTGTGTCCATAATTGCAGGGGCGTATTGCGCTTGGACAGTTTCAGTTTTTTTATTTATACCCAAAGCAGACAATAGACCCATAGGTATACTTTATACCATAAATCGGACTAATGGTGCAAGTTAGACAAATATTTGTGCAGTTTGTTGCGGTCTAGTTAATTGACTTACGACCATGGCAAGGCTGATCGCAGCTGTCACATCTCCTGCTGATTTCCGTCTTATGATTCTCCACCCTGCGTCATTAGTCTTAGCTGCACAGTTATTAAGGTGCTGTACTAAGTCTGCTTGGCCACTATGAACTAATCTAACGTTAGCCAGGGCATCTGATAAATCTGAGCAGGCCTGGTAGAAAGCCTGGCCACTACAATCTTCTATGCGCCATCCGCTTTGTTCTAATTTAGTGGCTAAAGTTTGTGTGGCGTACTTGTCAAATAGTATTTTGTGTGGATGGTACTTCTTTGCCCACTCATTAATATCACTAGCCATCTTAACTTCATCTACAGCTACCTCACTTTGCCATAACTGGGCTAGACCTACTGCTATCTTGCCATCTTTTAATTGACCCATAACTAGAGCGCCTGATCTTCTAGTAGGTGCAATATCAAAGGCCATTATAGTCATCGGCCCGACAGGTATTTCTAATGTGCTATCACTACATGCTTCAATAGATCCATATACCCATGGGCTTACAGCGCTATCTATCCACTGGCATAACATCTCAGTACGTGTAGCTTCTACGCTATTAGTATTTACAGCTTCTTCTAAAGTTTCTTCTGTTACTAAGTACCCTAGTGCTGGATTAGCCATAGCCCAAGCCTTGCGATCATGTATCTTGCAGTGTTGTGGGGCTGACCACTCGTAATAGCCCAAAGTTTCTGGTGGATAAGATAATGAGCGTTCTTTAAGATCATTAAGTACAGTGCTAAATCCATCACCTGCATTACTTGTCATAAGTGTCATGGAATTAGAACGTGCCCTAGTGACTGGCAATGCAGCTGTAAAAGCTTCTTCTGACCATTCACGTAATTCATCTAAATACAAAAAGTCGGCAGTCTTTCCACGTGGTGCATCTCTTGTAGCTGCGGCTATTTCGTACCTTGCACCATTTTTAAGTGTTATTGATTCTTGACCATTAGCCAGGCGTATCTGTCTTACTTGATCTTTCAAAAATGGATTATCTTCTATTGTGTATGCAACGTTTCTAAAGGTATCTAATGCCATATTACGATTAGAGGACATGCCCAGTACATTCTTGCTATTCCAAATAAATAAATGTGCCAATATAAGCATGCGAGCTAGATGTGTTTTTCCTGATTGTCGACTTACAAGAATTAGCCCAGTTTTCTTTACGAACGTGCCATCTTCTTTAATAGTTAATAGATCTTCTAGTACCCAGCGCTGCCAGGGTATTAAAGGTAGACCGATCTTCTCAGCTAGATCGGCCACCTCATCCGCTTTGCTCTTACCTTTAAGTAAGGGCGTGTGAACTCTAGGCGTGGTACTGCCAATTAGCCCGACCCCTCTTTTAATCGGGATTATTTCTGCATCATTCTGCATCGAAGTTTAATGTTTCTGGTTTATTAAAAGGTGAATCTGGAACGATCTGGAGCGTCTTGGAGAGAGAGGTTTTGGAAAAGACAGGGGGGGTCGGCATGCTATTAAAAAAACGACCACCTTTAGCGCTATTACATGACTTACACATGCTTTGTAGGTTGTCTGGACTCCACATGTCACCACCCTTAACTCTAGGTATGATGTGATCTACTGTATGCGCTGGCCTGTTACAACTCACGCATGTCCACCCATCCCTGTCGAGGATTTGTATGCGTAGCTTCTGCCACTTGCCACTACCTATAGCTCTTTTACTCAATACCATCCCTTTGCCTTATGATGAGCGAGCGCTCTACATGCACATCCATCATAGCGTCTATCTAAATATCTAAGTCCTAAGTCTATCTGTTTAACGGGATCCTTCTCTTTAGATTTGAGTATTTGGAATAGACCAAACGCACTTGAGTTAGGGTTCTTAGCTTTATGATTCCAACGGCTTTCTAAATGTACTAACTCATCTACACAATAGAACTGTTCGAAGTTGTAGTTCATCTTATGAAATGTAATTTGCTTTAATGTATTGACTTTGTATTCTTTAGGCTTATTAACTTGTAATGCAACGGAATAATCTTTTAAAAAGCAAAGGCTAAATGCAATTAGCATAGAGCTCGCCCAAACTCTGCGCCTTCCGAGCCTGGCCTTGGGCGGCTCAGCTTTTCGATTTAAGATCGAACGCTTTTTTAGGGTATCACACACTGTCAAATCCTGTAAGATAATCGCAGGTCAGACGGCGTGGCGAAGAAGGGTACAAATTCATACTGATCTATCCAAGTACAATCATAACCAGCCTCACTCATTATCCACCTGTATCTCTATGAAATACTCGCCCTCGGTATAAATTGTATCCTTACGCACAATAGGTGCTTTACGCAGATCATCACCATGTAACATAATTAGATGCAAGCGCTCGCTATTTAGTATTACAAATATAGAATTATCTGTGGCGAATTTAAGCTTACGAGCTGGTATATGCATGGTCTTAAAAGGGAATTTAGCCCCTTTCCAATTATGCTTTACCTCAACTTCACAGCTGTAGTAATCACCCTCTGGATTCTTGAATAATAGATCTATACCATATTGGTCAGGATTTACCCAGGCTGTGCAGCCCTTACTTTCAAGCCATTTAATTACCAACTCTTTAGCGTTATCATTGTCAGCGTATAGTTCTAAGCTAAAGGGTTTAATCAAGGTTTACAGCCCCATCCAGTACCCTTTAAGATTATGCCAGGTGCTGAATACATACGTGCCATATTTAGCCCACACTTAGGGCAAAGCATCCCGCCATCATCTTCTTTATATGTCCTATGCACACTTCCATAAGTGCCACACTCATTACAACTATATTCATACGTTGGCATCATATTCTCCAATCAATAGGCAAGTGTGGCAAGGCAGTGTGTCAAACTGCCAAGCCCCACAGCTATTACATCTGCTTACCTTGCTATCTTTCGGTGCATCTTTCTGCTCAGCTATGTTCTTGCATCCCACAGCCCCGCAGTCCATGCATTGGTATAATTTGAACCCATCTGGCATATCTGTCTGGTCAAGCCATAAGAACTCAGTGTTACGACTACACCCATTACATTTGAATTTAGTCACGAGCGATCAATTCGTGGCATCGAAAGCATGTGCCATCTTTGAAAACCCTGTCATCGCCACACATCTCGCATGTGATAACAGACTTAACTAGATGCACACCACTATCATCTATTTCGACAGTAACTCCACTGCCGTTGATAAATGCGATATAGCCCATATCTACTCCAATTCTTCCCAGAATGATTTATAACAGCGAGCACACCATTGAAAATCATCATATTCTCGTGAGTGTCCAATTATTGGGCAAATTATGTACTCTAATAAATCCCAATAAATTATTTGCAATTTATCGGCCATAATTATTCCTTATCCTTAAAGTACCAAGCGCCTGTGCTGGTTTGTGATGCCCATTTAGCATGCTCTTTGATATTGCCTAGGCATACATAACCATAAAACGGCTTCTTGGTAGTTTTGCTAACACCTGTGCGTAGGGTCATGCCCTGACTACAGCAATCTACTGGTGGCTTAGGTGTATCTGGCACAGCTGCAACCCAATCGGTAGTAGTCCACTGCACTGGATCTTCTAGCTTGTTTTCGACTGTGAAGGTTTCTGACTTGCTATTTACCGCAGCCATCTCTTCTCTACTAGGTCGCTTTCCTTTAGCTGAGAAACCTGCGTTCGCAAGCGCTCGACCAATCGCACTTGTTTCCGCATTAGGTAAAGCGAAATTTGCATTAACGCCCCTATCAGAAATAGTTTCAAGCGCAAGCCCAGTAGAGCACGGCTTGGAATCTGCCTCTGTTTTGAATAACTTGCAAAGTACAATGAATCGAGTGTTTGAGGCCTCGATAATCTCTGTTTCCAATCTTCCATCTGGGAACTCCTTCCACCACTTATGTAGTCTTTCATCAACTGGTTCATATAAACTTAAATCGAAAGCCATCACTCCTGCCAATCTAGTGCGCTGTCTTGCATCGCCTCATGGCATGTTTTGGCAATAGCAATATACGCAACTGCGTCTTTGTAATGATCCGAAATTTCTGGGGATTCAACACTGCGGCTGATCTTAACGAGCGACATGGCCATAGCCACTTGGTTTGCTGTGATCGGAAAATGAAAATAAGCAGACCATAATTCGGCAATACGACTATGTTGAGTGTAAGGGTGTCCGTACTGTGAACCCCTTGCGTGTATAAGCTCTGTTGCATCTGCAAATAGTTTCTCAGTTGTTGTGGACATTGTTATCGACCATCCTTCTATGCATATCCCAGCCATCTTTACGGCCTCGCCAGTAATGTATAGTTTTGACGTTTTCGATATATGTGCCAATAGCCCAGGTAAGTAATAACCCTACGACTACTCCCCACATAATTAGATACCCAAAGTCTTTCAGCTCTGTGTACATGTAGCCCTACTTTCTATGCTCACGCTTTGTGGCATAGCAATAGTGTTACACCTGTGTACGACTTTGTGGATGATTTAAGGCCTATATTTGATAACGATTTGATAACGTTATTTGTAAAGTTTGCCCTCAAATATAAAGCTGCCGTCTGCATTAATAGGTATGGTTATTACCTGTACTTTACGCTCATGGACATAGGCCACAGCAAAGCCTTGCTGCCAGTTAGCATAGCCCCTTGTATACGCCATGCCTGAACTGCTTAAATCTACTAAATTGCCAACCTCAACACCCCACACAGTACGCCCTAATTGGCCTCTAGATGCCTCTGTAAAGGCCGACTGGCCTAATCTATGGGTATGCCCACACACCACGCTCTTACCAAGCCTTCTAGCCCCATTTAAGGCCGTTTGCCCAGGTACTTGGCTAAGAGGGAAAGAGTCACCATGAACGGCTGTCCAGCCTGGTGCCCAATCGAGCCCATAGGGGTGGAATTTAATCTGGAGCTTGTCATATCCCATAAAACGCTCATACTGCATTTCGGGTAGGTTGAGGAAAGATGGGAGTCTTTTTTTAATTGATCGGTAGAGTCTGATTCCATGATTACTCCCAAGTACATCTGTTACCCCTAAGTAATTTAATACTTCTTGTGTTTGTTTTCTATCGTCATTTATGTTGCCCACCATTTCATCAATAGTGCCAGCATTAAAACCACCTAGCTGTGGCAGATCAATTTCATCACCAATACAGATAGTTCTATGAGGCCGCCACTTGGCTAAAAAACGGCCTACTGATTTGACACTTGATTCATTAAAAAAAGGAACTTGCAGATCTGACACGAACGCAATTTTGCGCAATTAGTCCTCGTCTTCGTAGGGGTCATGGTCTGGATTAACTGGATCAAAGTCTGGGCTAGATGGTGTTAGCCAGTCTGGGAATACGTTTTTATCGCACATCCCTAGAGCTTGATCTACTGGGAATCCTGCACGTCTTAAGCTTAAATAAAACTCACGCAACGAGATGGCATAAGTATCTAACTTGGTATTAATCTGCTCATGGGTGTATTTACCCTTGCGCTTATTAACCTTCTTGCGCTTGCGTGCGGTTGCCATATTGCTATTGTCGCTTATTCATGATAAGGAATAGATCATCAACACGCTGTTCTAATCTAGAACTGCGCTGGTCGATTCGGTTAACGGCATCTGCCAGGCTGCTGCCAGAATTAGGCTTAAGTTCGCTTAGCCAACCTTTAACGAGAAAACGTAATCCGATTAGCCCGCCTGATAGCACGGCCATAACGCCAGCGCCAAAGCCAGCCCATTCTGCCAGACTCATTTTTCATTAGTACCGATTACATCGGATTTGTCTAAAGCCCTAACTGCTGGACCAGCGAAAGCTGCAACTATTACAGCTAGTGCTGGATCTAAACCTAATTCATTACTTGCTAAAAATGTTAAGAAAGATACTAATACCCCACGTGCATAGGATTTTAGTATGGCTTTTTGCTTCTTTGTTATCTTCATATTTTGCCCCCTAGTAGTGGTATATCGAACTCTTTGCCATCTTTGTCGCCTAACTTTGTAAAGCTGATATGGATGTGCCTTATATGTTTATTAAAACCTCTATAGGTGCGCCATTTATAGTTAAGTATTCTGCTTGCTATTTTGCCATTATGAATTACGTAAGATATACGCTTATCGGTTTTCGCACATTTTCTGATTTGGTCAGCCAGATATATTGAGATCCCTTCGGATGAATCCAAGCGAGAATCAACATCAATGGCTCTGACAACGAATCCGCTCCGTTCGTCTGGATTATGATCCGATTTACTGGCGGAATGACGAGCATCACCAATCCACCCATCACTGGTAGAGCGGCGATCTGGATACCAGGTATCAATCTGATCCCTTAACTGCATACCAGCTGCGCATAGCCAAGGCTTCATTTAGTTTGCTATAAACCTAAAGCACGTAAATCATCGGTAGTTAAACCAAGTGCGGCTAACTTGCCTTCGGCTGCTGCCTTAGCCTGAGCCTTCGCTTCGGCTTCGGCTTTTTCTGCTTGGTAGTTTGCTTGATCTATTTCATAAGCAGCAAACTCTTCATCATTCATTTCTCTATCAATAACTTCATTTGTTTCTGTATTGTGTATTCTTACCATAGGTCTTGACATTATTTCACCCCATAAACTAGAACTGTACCGCTACTAAATGTGCTTGTTGTTAAAGAAATAACCAAAGAACTTATTGCAGTCGTGCTATCTATGCCACCCAAACTGAAAAATGGAAGTTGGGTGCCATATCCAGTGTTGTGATAAGTTCCATAAGCATTAAAAGATTTTCTATGAGATGCAGAATAATTATTTATAGTTAAACCATAAACGTTGTTTGCACTTGTTGAAGATGAAGGTAAATATAGGGAAGCATATAATCTAATATATGTTGCCGCTGTCGCATTAATAGTAACTGCTTGTTCATTATACAAATTACTTGCTATGTTGGTAGTTCCGTTGGGAGCAATTCTTATACCAGCATCATTGGCCGCAGTTGCTACTTGATAAATGACAACAAATAAATTTGTATAAGTTTGATCTATGGTTGAAATTGTGACACTTGATCCCGACAATGAAGTGGTAGATAATAAAGTCATACCACCACCACTAGCTGGAGTAGCCCAACTTGGCAACCCACCAGCTACAGTAAGAACTTGTCCAGTGCTACCAATTCCAAGTCTTGCTGGTGTTGAACCACTTGAAGAATAAATAGTATCGCCAGTGGTTGTCATTGGATTAGTCATGCCAGTAGTATCTAAATTAGCCCAAGCTGATCCAGTGTAATAAGTTGTAACGTTTGTATCTTTAAGGTATGCAAAGTTACCTTCTTGTGGTGATGTAACGGCTGCATCTCTAGCTGCGGCACTGGCAAACACCCACACGCCTTGCATTAAATAGCCATCTACATCGGCTGCGGTCAATACCTCGCCTGTAACAAAATCCTTAAACCCTAAACCTGCTGCCATTTCTACTCCTTAGTAACTTAGGACATTATAGTCTAAAGTGCCATAAATGCTACTATTTAGGATAAATGCATCTATAACGGGCTCTAGTGTCGTGAATGTGGTTTTCCAACTATTTGGGGTCATCATCATTCGCACCCCAAAAATTTGTAAAGTCTTCTCTAAAAGTGATCCACCAGGCTGGGTAGTCTTGACTGTAATTGGATCAAAAAAATCTAAATCTAAAGCTGCCAATATACCTGAATTGTAATTATCGGTATATAGATCTAGGACTATGGCATCTACTCGTATAGAGGTTTCTTGCCTACTAGCCACATAGGCTTGGGCATAATCTAACGCTACGGCATCTGATTCCATTAAAAGATTGTCTAAGAAATAGCTGTGAAGAAAGTACTTATCTATGCTGGCTTGGTTTAGGGCTACCTGTGGGCTGCCACCAGCTCTAGTAATAGTGGCTTTATTAAATACCAGTACATCGTTTAATATCCAAGTAGCATCAAAGTAATCTATGCCTGATCCATCATCTGCAAAGACTGTAGGTGTGCCACCAATAGATCCAGCCGTAACGCCTCGATCTTGAAATACAAAATTATTGTCGGCATCAACATAGATAGCACCATATTCAGATTCTGATGCTATAAACAAAGCTTGTAATGCTGTGCGGTTAGTACCAGGATCTGCCTGTAATGTAGTAAGACCTGCATCTATATCACGCTGTGATGCTGGCCAGTCAATTTCATCTAATATCTTATTAACTCTAGTGCCAGATAATTGCCCTGCGGTAGCGCCAGTAACTGTGCTTATCTGTGCTAATTGAGCTAATCTAAAAGCATCTACGGCTTGAATAGTAGTCATGGCTAAATCTGCTTCTGATTCATCTGGGTAAGTTGTAACATAACTTGTAATAAATCCTGAAAATATAGGATAAGTAGTAGCACCATAGGTAGCAGTAATTTGCACCTTCTTCATAGGTGTTAATAAATTGTAATAAGGCCCTGATACATTCTGTGGATTAAAATCGCCATTTTGATCTATAATGCGCAAAGTCATTGAACCAGTTTGAAATTGATCGCTAAGTGCAGTACGACCTCTATTGGTTTCAATTCGATTTACTCGATTAGATACATCTACAATTACAGCTACAGAATCTGACAATATGTTTACATCTAATTGGCCTTGTCCTAAGATAAGAGCCTGGGCAAAACTAGGGCCAGTCGAAAAATTTATGAAAGCATTTATTACTGGTAATGTCATACTATAAATCCAGCTGGTACTGTGCTATATCCCGATCTGTTTGCTACTTGAATACTTTCGGCAATAGCTTGGCTTAATCTGTCGCTATTAGCATCTACTGTAACTCGGATTTCTGTAGGGCTTTGGGTACTAGCATTTCTAGCCAAAAATTGTGCAATATCTTGGTTTAATCCTTGCACGGATTCTAGACCTAAGTTATATTCAAAGGCTTTAATTTCTTCATTCTTCTTTTTAACTTCCGCTAATGCATAATCATAGGTAGCGCCACCCCCGCCAGTTGTAGTAGTTGTACCTGTGGCTAACTTAGCAATCATGGCAGCTATACGAGCATTTAATAATCTTACAGATTCTAGAGCATCATCAAAACTTGTGACCTGACTTTTAATAAAATCATTAATTTTAGTAGTCATAGATTTAACAGCTTCTAGGGCTATACTAAAGTTTTTAGCAAATTCTTGAGCAGCTTCGGCAGCATCTAGTTCTGCATTGGCTTTCTTAGCTAAAGCCTCATCGTTTTTAGCAATAGCAATTAAGCCATCTAGTCTTGATTTAACTTCATCTGTAGTGGCTTCGTTACGTGCTTTCTGTAAACCAATTAACTCTAAATCAAACTTTTCTTTTAATTTATCTAATTCAGTTTTTTTCTTTAATATGTCGTATTCTTGTTTACGTACACCAGTACTAAGTTTAATTATTCTTTCTTCTAATCTTCTATTAAGAATACGTGCTTTGGCTAATGCACTGTTTTCTTCTGGGCTTAATTTTCTAGCACTTGTAGCAGCGCCAAGCACTGCACTTCCGCCAACAATAGTAAAGGCAGCCGCCACAGCTTTAGGGCTTTTACTAGCAATAGCGATGGCTAATAAACCAGCCTTAAATGTAGGATTACTTACTAGATCAGTAAACCCTTTAGTTAATTTGGCTATTTCTCGAATAGCATAAGCTATATTGTCGCCTAAGTTTTCAAAATCTGTGGCAAGAGTAGCAACTGAACTGTCTTCGCTTAGAATCTCTAATGCATCTACTAAGCCTCTACCAATAGATTTAGTAGCTTCATCTGCGCCTTTTTTAAGGACATCCATTTTGCCTGCATAAGTATCTAATCTAGCAGCCGCCTGGCCTTTGAATCTTTCTTCAAGTGCAGCCATAATCTTATTCATGTCGCCTGTTTTAATTATGTTTGCATCTATACCAGTGTTTAATCCTTCAATTGCTTTAGTTTTACCTCTAATACCTGCGGCTAAAGCTCCTACCACAGAATCTAAACTTGCACCAGTACCAGCGCTTACATTTAATGCAGCTTCTAGTGTGCGCTGTGATAACGCAACTGATCTAGTAAGGTTTAAGAATGTTTGAAATGGTTTGCGTAAGTCTGTAAGTATTGCGTATGTTTTTTCCAGACCCTTTATGTAATCTTCTACCTCTGTAACTCTAAATGCGTTGCCAGTATTTTCTAATTGCAATTGTAATGATTTGGCTGCGGCCTCATCTTCGGCAAATACTTTAACTGCCTTTTTACCAAATGCTACTAATGCGGCGCCACTAAAGGCAACGCCAAAGGTACGTGCAAAACTCTTTACACGCTTTTCAAATACGTTTACATCTTGCTGGGCTTTTTTTAGCGCCTTACCATTCCAGGTAGCGAGTGCGGATACGACTACATTGGCCACTATGCCACCTTCTTTAATTCTGTTTTATCATTGAAATAATCAGCACCTGATTTAATTGCATCTAAAATAGCATCATAGATTCTAGGACTATCTTTAGCCCAAGCCTTGTAAATTAATCGGCCTGATCCTTTTCGACCAGCACTTCTCACATCTTTAATCTTTGGCTGTTTAGTAAGTTCTGGCATTGATGTAACAAACTGGTATCCTGCAAATGGATTATTAGAATCGTAACTAGCTGTAGATCTGCTCTTACGTCTAGCAGTGCCAGCCTGCTTAAATGCCATTGTGCCACCACCAGGATTAATAGATGTAAATGGCGCTCTACCTTGTGGGTTTAATCGGCCTGCGGTTTCGTAAATACGACCAGCCGCACTAATGTTGTATACGTAATTCTCAACTTGAAAACCATTTTTGAATCTTCTGTTTTGACCTTCTTTGTAACCTATGCCACCTTTTACATTATTGGCATCGTACTTTGGGAATGGTCGGTATTCTATATTTGATGATATTGGTTTAGACCAGCCAGATAGTACCTCTGCATTACTAGGTACATAACCTTTAGCAGTAGCTTCTACCTGGCGCATTAATGGACTAATAGCAGTTTTGATGCGAGCGTAAAGATCTTCATCGATAAAGCTAAGGCCTTTCATGACCTCTTTAACGCCTACGACCTCGGCTGGCATTTTTAATCTCCTTAGCTCTATCGGTTAATACTTGAATTATTGCCCGATACATCTCCGAGTCCATATTGATAAACTCGCTAGGCGGTATTCCAGTTTCTACGGAAATTTGAGCGATGCCGTAAAGGATAGAATCCCGCTGTGTTATTTTTTTTCTTCGTCTAATACCTCGACAGTTTCTAAGCTGTCTATAAACTCTGCATTAAATAAAGGTACTTGTGCACCTGATCTGCGCAAGCACTCCCAGGCTAACCAATAGATATGGGTTTGCTGTTCATGCTCACGCAGCATTTTGCTAATACCTGCACCATATTTCAACTCGAAAGCGTATTCGACACCTGGTGTTATCTTGTGTTCTGTAACTTCACCAGTAGCCCTAGTAATCTTTAGCTTTGCCATTGTTACTCCTTAATTAGAACGCCACTGATGGCGATACTGTGATTCCAGAGTTTACAGTAAATGTAATGCTAGATGTAGCAATTTCGGCTACTCCAGCTGATCCAATTGGTGTTAGGTTATTTACTAAGATTGAGAACTGGTAGGTAGGGTTAGCAGCTGAAACTGTAGTGCCCTTAACTGTAATTACTGATACAGCTAGAGTCTTGCCAAATGCCTCATTAAGAGTCTGGCTTACCTCAGATGTTGCCCAGTCGTTCATAAAGTCGATTGTAAATGTGCCTGATTGTAGACCTGCTACGTAGCGGTGAGCAGTGTCACCCATCGCAGTAACCTCTAGCTCATCCACGATTTGGTTGATAACAGCGCTAGATACTAGGTCGCTAATATCAATTGATGGTGTAGTAGGCGCAGCGTTGGTCGCTAGCTTGATGCCTACGTTATTGTTTAAGTATATTGCCACTGTTATTCCTCTTCCTTTTTAGGTTGTACTTTTTCTTTTGGTACTTCTTTTATTTGGCCTGTCTTTATTAAGAAGGCTAAATCTTCTTCTTTGCTCATAATTAACTCCAGCTCGTTAGGATTGATACTGTTATTTCAGACACCAATAAATCGCCACTTTGAGCGCTTACGATTGCTGGAGCTGAAATGCTTGATATATTAAGTGTCAGCGCTGACGCTGCTAACTTTGTTACTACGGCTACTATGTAATCTTCCATACCAGCCAAGTTGCCCTGGTTATCTAACGCAGGTTTAGTGATTAAAATTCTAAAGTTTGCTAAAGGTAATACTGTTACATGATCGTTATTACTCGGTACTATGTAAGGATCGCCAGGGGTAATCGCTACTGCATTGGCAAGTAATGTAGCTGGTGGAAATGCAAAAACTGACCACACGCCAGCGTTAGTAAGATCTGTGGCTAGTGTGCTACGTAGTGTGGTAATCGCAGCTGGCATATTAACCTACCAGTGATGCTGGACTTGAATACGGCTGGATGAGACCACGCACTCGGTTAATCAGCTGATAACCCATCCGATAAGGGCTGGCACTGATCCCATCCATGCCTACCCCACTAGTCTGGCTCACTTGTCTTGCTTGCCAGATGTCCACTGCAATTATCATCGCAGCTTCTCGTATTGCAGGGGTGCTCGCATAAGATTGGGTCTTGTGTTCTGGGCCTCTTGCGTTGCCATAAGGTACTACTTTATGAAAATTTTGATTAGCTGCTGTTTTTGCATATTGCACAAATGAATAACCATTAGGGTAATTGGCTTGGCCATATTGATACATAAATACTGGAATTAGATTAGTAGTGCCTGTGCTTGGCGGTATTGTGCCAGTGATTGTGTAAGTGCCATTAAATGTTGAACCACAAGCGCTTACTACTATTTGTTGACCTGTTACAAATGCGTTTGGATTAGCCAGCATAAGTGTTGCCACGTTATCTTGTAATGCTGTGCCTACTACTGGGGCATCATTGTGCCATAAGTATTGTTGGATTAAATCTTCTGCCGATTGACAGCATTCTTCAACTGTCGCATCGGAGTAGAGCGAACCAATTCCCAAATTTGTGCGTAACTCTTGCTGAGTCACAAAAACTGCTGGCATCTCTACTCCTTTGCTAATAGCTCTCTGGGGCTAGGGCTACTAAACCCCAGAGATTCTTAATTGATTATCGGGTGTTATCAGGTCTTCTTGTACTTGATAATTCCGTTAGGCATCTTGGCGATTGTTGCCATGTATCCGTAAATTGCTACCTGTACTTGTAGGTTTGATACTACGTTAACAGACATGTAAGCCTGTGGTGAGCGATATACAGTAAATGCTTCTGGTGCAAGGATTACGGCAGAATCATCATCGAATGTAGTTGCTGAGAAGTTCTTGTCTACGTATAGATCAAGTCCAAGCACTGACCCTCTGATTGACTGTGGGCCTACTTGGCCAGCAGCGTTCATAGGTTGTAGGGCATTAAATACTGGTCGCTTTGTTGTATCTTGCGCACCAATTAACGCACCCCATTGTGCTGGGTTAGCGATGTAATTCTGTGCAAAGTAACCTGTGTTTGAGTAAATAGTACGTGCACCTTCAGTTGTAAATGCAACGATACCATCTAGATCTGCGGATGTATTTGTACCATTCATACCAGCTGCAAGTAGTGCAGTTAATACAGTTGTATCAATTGTCTTCAAATAAGCTAGAGATAGTTGGTTTGTCAACTCCTCATAGAATCCAGGATAACCTGATCTTTCTAAAAGCTCAACGGAGAGCGTGTTCATACCACTGTACTTGGATACAGTTCCGCTCAAATATTGGCTGACCATATCTGTATTTGACACTGCGCCGCCTTCGGCTTCTACAGTTACAGTTGGTGCTACACCAGTTCCACCACCACTTGAAGTAACAAGTGAAGGGATATTAATTGTAAGGCCTGTTGGGGGCAAAGTTCCTTGAGAACAGGCATCAATTGCAGGTGTTCCAAAGCGTGTATTTGTTACAAACTCTGTTAGATATTGTGTTGGATTAAATCCTAATCCGTTATTAGCAAAATCATCGGCAGCTGCGATAAATAACTTTGAATCATCATTACCTAATGCTGCTTTAATTTTATGCTCTGTGTATCCACCCATTGATTGAATAGGTGTACGCACTTTTGTAGAAATATATGGTGCTGTAATTACTGGGCGAGCAGCTTCTACTGTAGGAGTAGCAGCCTCTGCCTTTGCTTCTTGTGGCGCTGTTGCTAAATCTTCCACAGGAGCCTCGCTTTCTGTTGTTTGGTTTGTGTCCTCTGCTTCGTTTTCACTAGCAGCAACTTTAGTTACTTGTGCAGCACTGAATGCTGGTGACTCGACCAGGCTTACTTCTCTTAGTGTTGCGCTGGTTACATATAGATAATCTTTTTTCTGGATTGACTTATTTACATCCACGCCTACTGACAAACCATCGATTAATTGCTCGCTTGCAAGTATTAAAGCATCTTGTCCTTGCATGGAGTTACTAATTTTGAATGATGCGTAAATGCCATCTTCTGCTTCTTTGTAATTTGATTGCATTCTTCCAATTGGTTTCTCTGGGCGATGCTGCATAAGCATTTTTACTTTGCCTGGATCACCAATGTCGATTGAGCCTTTAGCAAATACGACCTTACCTACGGAAGTATTGCCGACTTCTTCAAACGGCACGATCTTGCCAGCGATAACTCTGCGCTCTGTATCGGCAGCTTCTATGTGGCTACTGAATGTAAGTTTCATTGTTTTCTTCTCTTCCGTTAGGTGTTAATTGTTCCATTTCTTTAGCATCTTCCACATCGATTAAACCTAAAGCCATCATTTTCTCTAATGCCTCTAAGCGCTTCATTGTGTCAGCTCTTAAGAATGATTCTTCTACTGCAAACTTAACTACATGGCCTCTAGGGGTAATATCATCCATGCTTAAACGATCTTCTATTGCGCAAATATAAGGTTGTAGTGTGTAAGCCACAAATTCTTTTCGAGAATCTAAAATATTTTGGTAGGTCATCGAATTATTCATATCAGCACTTATGTACCAAGCAGGTACGTTCATGGATCTGGCAATTTGTGTAGCCAAGTATTGTTGGCTGTCGTTGTACATCATATCTTTAGGACTAAAGCCTGTGGTTTCATAAGATAATGTAGAAGTCAAATATGCTGTAGATCTATTTTGTCTACTTTGCTTCCATTGTGCTAATAATCCTGATACTTGTTGCTCTGGTAGATCTGCTCCAGTATTTTTAATGTAACCACTTGGCATTGGAGTTGCGGCTGCTACAGCTGCGGCTTTTTCAATATCTAAAGCGCTTTGTATTGTTCGGGCTGCGTTTTGTAAAACTCCGCCACCATTTAATCCCTGGAATGTAATTAAACTTCCAATACCAGACATGGGCGCTCTTACGCCATCTACAAAGTATTCTTCTATTTCTGTACCAAATTTATTTGTAGTAAATGTAACTCTATTGTTTGCTACCCATTCAAATCGTGATGGGCGCAGGTCATCTGCATAAAGTTCGGTACAACGCCAATACGCTAAATTATAGAAAATAAGACTATCGACAGTCCATGATATGGTGACGGATCTTGGTTGCCGATAGTCTGGTTGATCTATCCAAAGAGGGTTCCCCAACTCCTCACCATTAGACTTTTTGTAAAGCTTTAATGGCAAGTAAGAAACTACACCAGCTATAAGATTTCTGCAACGTGAAACGGCAGGTACTTGCATAGCAAAATTACGATCTAATCCACCAGGGAAATTACCAACACCAGTTGTAAATGAACCATAGCCATAGGCCGTGTCCATAATGGCAGGGGCATTTTGCGCTTGGACAGTTTCAGTTTTTTTAGTTATACCCAAAGCAGACAAAAGACCCATAGGTATACTTTATACCATAAATCGGACTAATGGTGCAAGTTATACAAAGATTTGTGCAGTTTGTTGCGGTCTAGTTAATTGACTTACAACCATGGCAAGGCTTATTGCAGCTGTAACATCGCCAGCAGATTTACGCCTAATAATACGCCAGCCAGCATCATTAGTCTTAGCTGCACAATTATTAAGGTGCTGTACTAAATCCGCTTGCCCACTATGAATTAACCTTACGTTAGCCAGGGCATCTGATAAGTCTGAGCAGGCCTGGTAGAAAGCCTGGCCACTGCAATCCTCTATGCGCCAACCACTTTGTTCTAATTTAGTGGCTAAAGTCTGTGTGGCGTACTTGTCAAAGAGTATTTTGTGTGGGTGATACTTCTTTGCCCACTCATTAATATCACTAGCCATCTTAACTTCATCTACAGCTACTTCACTTTGCCATAA